CTGAGAATACTCCTTGGTCGAAGTGTAAGTCGTGAATGGGGTGCTGATGGCAAAGTAGTCCGCCGCCCCGCATCCTGCGGCGTTGATTAGATTGGGCTCCTGCTCATCCTCTTCGCAGGTACCGATGTAGACGTTAGTTTCGGTGCGGGTAAAGATGCGGTAAGCGCAGACCCCGGCAATGCCAGACCACGCAATCAGCAGGCAGAAGCTGCGGTCCACCAATCCACTGTTAGGCGACTCGATGCAGTTGGCGTTGCATTCGCTGGCATCAGCGGTATCCTGCGTCTTGATTACGCGGGTCTGGGGAGATGAACCAGCGAAGATATTGGCTGTAGGCCCGTAGAGTTCATCGGCGTAGACCTGCCCATTGGTGGCTTCAACCAGCTTGACGCCAAGAGGTTGGAACGCCCCCTTCATGCCAGCCACGGAGATTTGCACGGCCACGGAGCCCTGAATCTTGCGCATCTCAATCTCGGCGTAGCAGAACTTCTTGTAGTCCCGGTTCTCGAACATGTGCTCGCGGGTCTGCAGCCAGCAGGTGATTGGCAGGCCATTGTCGGTCTTTTCGTCTTGGAACGCCTCCCACATGCGGTTGCGCCCGTCGTAGTCTACCGAGCAGAAGAAAGTGCGCTCCTCGCCATTGATGACCCCACCGGCCCATTCCACCGGACGCCAGCCAGTCCAGAACGAGGCCCAAGCGTTGATGTAGGAGCTGTACAGCCCGATGCCACCAACGGGAGACTGGTCCATGACCAAGGTTCTGGTGTTGTAGGAATCACCGTTCGGGATGGAGCACAGGATAAAGTTCTCGTGGGTGCAGGACGCAATCCCGCTCATATCCCAGCTCATGTTCTCCTTGGAGCCGAACATGGGATTGTCCTGCACCTCCAGCTTGGAGGTAATATTGCCCTGCAAGGCATCATTCTGGTTGACCAGCCCCTTGGACGAGTTCCACCAGATAAGCCCATGGGCCTTGACGATGGAGCGGGCGGAGACGCAGCCAACGTCCGTCAGGGTGGTCTTTTGGAAGCCGGGAGTGGAAAGCCACTGGGTACGGTCTTGAATCGAGGACTGGAGGAACGTGCCCGTGGTATCTGTAAAGCACATGATTCCCTGCAGGTCGGTGGTCTCGCAGATTCCGGTGCAAGCGTCGGGCAGGTAGAAGGCACGGCCTTCGTTAAGGTACTGGGCGTCAACGAACTTAAGCGGGTTTCCAATGTCGGAAGCAAACACCTGATTTCCACGGGACACCCATAAACGGTTGTTGGACCACTTCATCCACAGGCCCGGAGGAGTTCCGTCTAGCCCCGGCTGGGTGATAATCTCTCCGCTCTGAGTGTAAACCGTTGAGGTGGTGGGGTCAAGGTGTCCGGCCTTGCTTCCGTCCCAGTAGGCTGCACGGGTGAATCCGTCCTGCATTACCAGAACGGAATAGGGGGCGTCAAGGAAATAGAGTACACCGGCTGAGTCGTAGTCGGACGATTTCAGGCAGTTGGCCCACGCCACGAAACGGGCGGCGGGGTTGAACTGGATATCCGGGATAGGAGCGTAGATGCGGAACGGATAGGGCGACGCATAAACCGTGCCATCCACCGCAAAGACCAACTGGGGAACCCCGGTAGTTGGGGTGAACAGGGTGGCTCCCTGCAGGTTCCCTTCCGGCATGGTGAACATGGTCCTAGACCCCGGACGGGTCTGGACGATGCCTCCCCGGTTCAGGGTGTTCATCGAGTCAATGTACTTTCCTTGAGCAACGCGCTGCGGATTCGTGAACTGGTCAGCGCCCAGAACAAGATAATCCTCACCATCGGGAACGAGTTGCGTATCAGGCATGATTAGTAAAACAGGGTGTCAGTGACTCCGGCGGGAAGCCCCTCACTCCAGACCACCTGAATCGGGCTGATGCCCGGAGGACGGTTGGACTGGGCCTCCAGCAGCAGAATCCGGGAAGCCTCGCTTTCGAGCTGCTTGGCCAAGTCGGTATTATTCTTACGGCGTTGCTGGACAGCCTTGACCGCAAGCAGGAGGGCTTCGCGGTTGTCCACGTTAATCCAATCGCTGGTGCTGCGCACCTCGAAGTTCCGCTTCTTGTACTTGATTTTCAGCCAGTTCCTGTCGGCGACCCGGACGCGGGTGTACCGAGGGACAGTCTCCTCCGGGCGGTATTGTCCGATAGTCGTGTGCGGCGTGCCGTCCTGATTGACTGCGAGTAGCGTAACGAAGCCGTTGGTGACTGCTTTTTGGATGCGCTCGATGCGGGCGATGAGGGGGACGTTGGGGTTGGATTGGTGGAATCCATAAACGGTGGGAACGTAGAATCCATCCTGCATCGTGTTGTTGGCATCAGCGGAGTAGATGCGCCTTCCGGCTGAATCCCAGCCAAAGACCCTCAGCAGGCAGTTGGAGTCCTTGGGGTTTTCCACGTTGGCAATGAGGGCCACGGCGTTGGCCGGGTCGCGGTAGGTGCAGAAATTACCCCCGAGTACATCGGTGTAGTTCCAGTCAGTCAGGGCGCTGGTACCGGAGCCATTGGCATGGTACTGGAACCATTCGTCCCGTAGAAGCGTCGGATTGCCTCCTTGGTTGACCGCTAGGACCGTTTGAACGTCGCTGGGTAGGGTAACGCACCCCTCGTACACACAGAGGCTCATTTCGCCAATGGATGGGTCTAGGATGCCCTGATTAGCCAGCAGCCTCACGGCGTCGGTCAGGCGGCGGAAGATAACGTCATCGTTGCAGATGCCGAGAACGTCAGCCGTCTTTAATTCATCGTAGATATCGCTGACAAACATGGGATTATGGGTTAGACCTGAAACCACTCGCTCACGCCATCGGAGACGAGTGTAACTGCGGCGTGCTGGGCAAGGGTGATGCTGATGCTTCCCCCGATGGTATCCGCTCCGGAACGCTGGATGGTGATGGTGCCAGCCCCCTTATTGCAGATACGGTAAACCTTGCCGGAATAGCTGACAGCAGCCGGGACGGTGATGGTGAACGGAGACCCGGCATTGGCGATGACCACATCCTCTTGGTCGAGCAACTGGTTGCTGGTGTAGAACGTCACGGTATTCTCCGCCACTCCGGGCATGCCAAGCAAGGCGGTGGCGAGGTTGAGCGCGGTGATGGTCTTGTTAGCGGCGGCGGCGTTCTGCCAGATGAGAACTACGTCGGCAGCGGAAAGAGTGGTGATGGCGGCGGGCTGGTTGTACTGGGGCATGGTGGTATGGATTAAGTGATGGAACCTTTGGCGATGTAATACTGGAGGACAACGGCTTCTGAAAGACTGCCTCCCGTGTCGTTCCTAAGAGTGACGGTACACGCTCCTGATGTTACCGCATCAATCTGAATGTAATAGTTTCCAACCGTGGCTCCCGATTTGATGGCGAAGACGGGGATATCGTTGGCCCCGATGGCTGAATTTGTAAATGTAAAAGACACCGATGTATTACCTCCCAGCGAAGCATTGCTCAGCGTAATCTGCCCAGTGGCGGTATTCAGGGTGACTCCAGTGGATTTGGTGGTGAGCTGGGTGACACTTCCTCCCGCCCCGGTAGTGTACCCGATTCCGGCGGTGGCAGAGCTAGAGAGCATTGAACCAGTGGCCGTAGTTCCTGCGGAAGTGATGGTAAGGCGGGTCGCAGACGTACCGGCGGTATCCATCGTATCAACCTTGACCGCTCCCTGCACATAAGTAGCGCCAATCAAAAAGGCGGTGGAATAAATCCTAGCCGATATCTTGTAGTTATCCGTGTTGTCTACAGTAGCCCATGCGATGGTTCCTAGGGTGTCACCCGTGATTCCGTGGCTACCGCCTCTGTCCTTGTAAAATATCAGGTAGCTGGCATTTACATCATTAGTATCATTGGCTATCGTCAACTGGGGTTTCGTGGCGGCAGAAGAATATGCCGAAATATCCCCTGTGGTATTCAGCGTTGTAAAGCTGCCGGAATTTGGAACCGAACCACCGATTGCTCCGGGGGTTGTCCAATTATATCCGCCCAGATAGCTGGCGTTAAGGTTCGCAACAACAGTCGTGGATGCAACCACAAGGGGGGCCGTTCCGGTAACAACCGTAGACGTTATCTGGTTGAAGCTTGGGCTGGATGCCGTGGTCAGCCCGGCAACATCGGCCTGCGCAATCGCCAGCAACGTCTTTGTTTGAGAGACACTAAGGGCCAGCGGAGTAGCCGGGGAGCCCGTGTTATTTCCGATGATGGAGTTGGCCGCTAGGTTGGCCATCGAGGCCAGCGTGATGTTGGCGTCTACGGTCAACGTGCCCACCCCGCCTCCAGTCTTGACAAATCCGTTGCTGTTGAGATTGGGGAGCGCGGCAATGGTCGGCCCGGTAATGATAGGATTAGTGGCTCGAACCACGCTACCAGAGCCGGTCTGTGCGGCAGCGGAAATAGCAGTTCCATCCCCTGACAAGATACCCGTGATGGTCGTCTTGATGGTGATACCGGGATTGGTGGTAGGATTGGTGACAGTCGCATTGAAGCCGTTGGCCGAAACCACGGATACCGCCGTAACCGTCCCGGCTCCAGACGCAGCCACGGCAGCGGTGACAAACGCGGTGGTCGCCAGTTGTGTGGTGTTGGTTCCCGGAGCAGCGGTTACGCCTGAGGCGACCCCGGTAAAGGTCGGACCAGCAATCGGAGCGAGCAGATTCAGGGCCGTCTGGGTAGCCGTTGAAATCGGCTTGTTTACGTCAGTCGTATTGTCAACATTTCCAAGCCCAACATCCCCCTTGACGATGCCAGTTGGAGTGGTAATCGCAGGCGAGGTAAGGGTCAGGATTGTCCCGTTGGTAGTGGCTCCCGTAATACCACCAAACGCACCGGCATTATTGAACTGGACCTGAGTAGCTAGTCCACCCGGAAGACCCGTTCCTCCAGCGATATACGTCTGGAGGGCGATAGCAAAATCGCTGAAAAGAATTGTCTTGTTTGCCGCAGCCGCAGACTTCCACACCAGCAAGATATCG